GCTCGGAAAACGCGCGCTAGGTGCAGCGCCGGACCCAGTGCCCCCCAGCCCCTCGACCCGCTCTAACACTGGGCAAGCGCCACTTCGGCACGCTGAGAACGGGTCAGTTAACGACCCGTTAAGGGGGTGCTAAGTGAGTCGAGCGAAAGCCCCGGACATGCGGACCGGGAACGCGAACACTGCCGCCGTCGCTGAGCCTGCCCCCGTCGTGTACGAAGGTCGAGCGCCCCGTGTCCCGCACCACCTGAAGGCAGCGGGCAAGGAAGTGTGGCGCTCCGTGTGGTCGGCGGGCATGGGCGCGTTCAGCCCCGACACTGACCGGAACCTGATCACGCGTTACTGCGAACTGCACGACCGGCGTGCCGCGCTGCTCGATCAGATCGAAGCCGACGGCTACATGTCGGAGGGATACAACGGCCAGCCGGTCATGCATCCCGCGCTTCGGTTTGTCGAGTCGACGGAGAAAGAGCTTCGGGCGATAGAGACGGCGATCGGCTTCACGCCGGAGTCGAGGCTTCGCCTGGGGCTGGTCGCGTCTGAGGCGCGGAAGGTCGCTGCCGGACCGGAAGACTTTTAGGGGGGTGCCGTGACCGACTGGGCTGGGATTGATCCGGTCATCGCGCGGCACATTCCCGCTGACGCTGAGCGCCCGTCTGAGGGTTACCGGGTCGCGAAGTGGATCGAAGAGTTCTGTTACCTGACCGGGTCGTTCGCGGGTCAGCCGTTCCGCCTGTTGCCATGGCAGCGCGCGCTACTGGTCGACGCGTACGAACTGACCCAGGACACCTTCGGGCGCTGGCGTCGGAAGCATCGGACCGTCGTTGTGTGCGTCGCCCGGAAGAACGGGAAGAGCACGCTTGCCGCCGCGATCATGCTTTACCACTTGATCGCCGACCGGGCGGATTCACAGCGGCAGGTAATCGCCGCTGCCAACGACCGCAATCAGGCGCGCATGGTCTTCGACTCCGCGAAGCAGATGGTTAACGCTTCGCCGAAGCTGGCCGCTGTGTGCGACGTTCAGCGCGACGTGATCCGCTACAAAGACAACACTTACCGGGTCGTGTCGGCGGACGCCGGAAGGCAACAGGGGCTTAACCCTGCCGCCGTTTCGCTGGACGAATACGCGTTCTCGAAGCACAGCGATCTATTCGACGCGCTGACCCTGGGTAGCGCCGCGCGTAATCAGCCCATGTTCTTGATCATCAGTACCGCCGGGCCGGACCCTGACGGACCGTTTGCCGCGCTGTGTGAACAGGGTGAGCGGGTCAACTCCGGTGAAGCCGACGACCCGACGCTGTTCTACCGGTCATGGGGACCGAAGATCGGCGAGACGGTCGACCACCTCGACCCGGAAGTGTGGCGCGCGTGTAACCCGTCGTACGACATTCTCAACCCGGACGACTTCAAGGCGGCGGCACAGCGGAGCACGGAAGCTTCGTTCCGCATTTACCGGCTGAGTCAGTTCGTGCGTGGTGCCTCGACGTGGCTGCCGCATGGGTTGTGGGATTCGCTGGCGGACGACGTCGAGCCGCTAGAGCCGGGCGATGAAGTCGTGTTGGGCTTCGATGGTTCATGGAAGGGCGACAGTACGGCGCTGGTCGCTTGCCGTATCCGCGACCTGAAGGTGTTCGTCCTGGGTCACTGGGAAGCGCCCGCTGACGACGCTCATTGGCGCGTCCCCATGGCGGACGTCCGCGAAGAGCTTCATACGGCGCTCGACGTCTACCGGGTTCGCAACCTTGTTGCCGACCCGTACCGCTGGGAAGAGACGCTAGACAACCTCGAAGCCGACGGCTTCCCGGTCGAGGCGTTCCCGACCAACTCCCTTGCCCGCATGGTTCCGGCGACCCAGGCCGTGTACGACGCTGCCCGTGACGGTCGGCTGAAGCACGACGGGAACCCGGCACTTGCCCGGCACGTGGGTAACGCCGTCCTGAAGGAAGACGCGCGGGGCGCGCGTATCACGAAGGAACACGCTTCGTCCCGCCGGAAGATCGACCTTGCCGTGTCCATGATTCTCGCCGTGTGGGGCGCTGTGATGTGGCACGAAGACAACGGCACCCAGGTACAGACGGCGATTCTCGCGACCTGGGAAGGCGACGACGGGCAGGTGTTCACGTCCGGTCTTCCGGGCGCTGACGAGTTTTTTAACGATCTCTAAGGCACTCACGTGAGTGTCTTAGCTCACTGCCGAAGGGATACGACGCATGGGTTTTTGGTCAGCCGTCTTCGGCCGTGGGGAGTCACACGCGCTCGACGTAGCTACTGAGGCGCGCGCATGGGAGCCGTACGACCCGACCCTTTACGGCCTGGGTATTACCGCTGCCAGCGGGGAGCGGGTTACGCCGCATGACGCCCTTCAGGTGTCGGCGGTATTTGGTTGCGTCCGTCTCCTGTCGGAGACAATCGCGACCCTTCCGCTCAGCACGTATTCGAAGCGGGGCGGCGTTCGGAAGGAGATCAGTTCTCCGGAGTGGATCGACTACCCGAACGCCGAACCCGGCGGTATGGGCCGGATCGACATTCTGTCTCAGACGGTGCTTTCGCTACTCCTCGAAGGGAATGCGTTTCTCGCCGTCCGCTGGCAGGGGCCGAACATCGTTGGGCTTGACGTCCTCGACCCGACGAAGATTCACGTGCACATGGTGCAGACGGAGCCGAACGGTCCTCGACGGAAGGTGTTCGAAGCCTTCGACGTAGACGACGACGGCAACGAAGTTTTGCTTGGTTGGTTCACTCCGCGCGATGTGCTTCACATTCCCGGAATGATGCTGCCCGGCGAATTCGTCGGATGCTCGCCGATCACGTATGCCCGCGAAAGCATCGGGCTTGCGCTGGCGTCGCAAAAGTACGGGTCGAAGTTCTTCGCGAACGGCGCTATGCCTGGGGCTGTGGTCGAGGTGCCCGGCACCATGTCGGAAGAGGGTCTTGCCCGCGCGCGTGAAGCGTGGCGTGCGGCCAACTCCGGCGTCGACAACGCGCACCGCGTCGCCCTACTGACGGAAGGCGCGAAGTTCTCGAAGGTCGCCATGTCGCCGGACGAAGCTCAGTTTCTCCAGACGCGACAGTTTCAGGTTCCGGAGATCGCCCGAATCTTCGGCGTTCCTCCGCACCTGATTAGCGACGCGACCAATTCGACGTCCTGGGGCTCCGGCCTAGCTGAACAGAACATCGCGTTCACGATGTTCAGCCTTCGGCCGTGGCTAGAGCGGATCGAAGCCGGGCTTAACCGTCTGCTCTTCGCTGAGACTGCCGACCGCTTCCGCTTCGTGAAGTTCTCCCTTGACGGGATTCAGCGCGGTGCGCCGAAGGAACGCTTCGAGCTTTACAGCCTGGGGCTTCAGAACGGCATTTACAGCATTGACGAAGTGCGTGCGTCGGAAGACATGCCCCCGCTGCCGGAAGGCATGGGCGAGTCGTACCGGGTCCCGATGAACCTGGGCGTCGTCGGCGAAGAGCCGGAGCCGCCCGAGACTCCCCCGGCCATTGAGCCGCCCGGCGAAGAGCCGGACGAAGAGCCGGACCCGTCGGAGCCGGAAGGCGAAGACGACGACGAAGGGTCAACTGAAGATGACGACGACGCGTGAGTTTCGCGTAGCCGTCGGACACCTTGAAGAGCGCGCGTCTGCGGACGGGCGCATTTCTATGCGCGGGTATGCGTACCGGTTCAACGAACTGAGTCACGACCTGGGCGGCTTCCGCGAACGAATCGTTCCGGGCGCTGGTGCTCCGTCGCTACGTCAGAACGACGTAATCGCCACGTTCAACCATCAGACGCCGTCCCTACTGGGGCGCACTTCGAGCGGCACGCTTCGTGTCGGCGAAGACCGTGAAGGCGGCTGGTATGAGATCGACCTTCCCGATACGACGACCGGCCGTGACGTCGCGGAGCTACTGAAGCGGGGCGACCTGAAGGGGTCGAGCTTCACGTTCCGCGTCCTCGACGGCGGGCAGCGTCGGGCGGAGGAAGACGACCCGGAGACGGGGCTTCCCGTCCGGGAGATCACGGCAATGGACGTGGTCGAGCTGGGGCCGGTTGTGAACCCGGCGTATCCCACAACGCAAGCGTCGCTTCGGTCTGTCGAAGCGGTGCTTGGCATCGGGGAGTTCGCGCCCCAGGCGGAAGCCGAAGAGCGAACCGAACCGGTGGCACCTGCCCCGGCCAATCACCCTGACGCGCGTGCACTTGTCCGCGCGCTGAACAAGTAAGGAGCGTCATGGACGCCACTACCCTTAGCGCGAACTTCGAGGCGCGCGAGCGTGCGACCGCTGAGCTTCGCACGCTGACTGATGAGTTCGCCGGTAAGCCGATGGACGCCGACGCGACCGCGAAGGAAGAGCGTCTTCTCTCCGCGATTGCCGACTATGACGGTCGGATCAAGCGGGGCGTCGAGGCACTGAAGGCGAACGACGGAGTCCGTTCCCTGATGGATTCCTTCACCGGCTCCGGCAACGTCAAGCGTGACGCCGTTTCCGACGCTGACCGTCTCCGTTCGCTGGGCGTCAACCAGGGTGCGGAGTTCGCCCCGGAGCAGCGCGACGGCACGAAGGCGGGCAACCCGAACGTCCTTTCCCGCTCGCTTTACGCCCAGCTCATCGCCCAGGCCGTCGAGCGTTCCGCCGTGATGCGGGGCGGTGCCTCGACCTTCACGACGACCGACGCTAACCCGCTCGACTTCACCGTGATCACGGGTCGGTCGACGGCTGCAATCGTCGGCGAGACTCAGCAGATTCCCGAGTCTTACCCGGCGACGACTCAGCGCTCGATGGGCGGCTTCAAGTACGGCTTCGCGTCCGTCGTGTCTCACGAGTTCGCGACCGATCAGGTTCTTGACCTTGTCGGCTTCCTGGTCGCTGACGCCGGTCCGGCTATCGGTGACGCCATGGGTCGTCACTTCCTGACGGGCACGGGCACTTCCCAGCCGCGCGGACTCCTGACCGACTCCGCTGCCTCGACCGCCGGTTACGCCGAGAGTGCGACCGACGACGTCGTTGCTGACGCGCTGATCGACCTGTTTTACGACCTGCCTTCGGCCTACCGGACGAACGCGAAGTACGTCGTCAGCGACAAGCGCGCCGCGACCATGCGGAAGCTGAAGGACGCGAACGGTCAGTACCTTTGGGCGTCCGGTCTGGTCGCTGGTGCCCCGGACACCTTCAACGGTAAGCCGGTCCTGACGGACGACGGCATTCCCGACGACAAGGTTCTGTTCGCCGACCTTTCGAAGTACCGGATTCGGTTCGCCGGTCCGCTCCGCGTCGACCGTTCTGTTGACGCGAAGTTCGACACTGACCAGATCGTGTACCGCTTCCTTCAGCGTGCTGACGGTCTCCTTGTCGACCAGCGCGCTTCGAAGGTTCTGACGGTCGCTCCGGCTGTCTAATCCTTCCTAGGTTCGGGGCGGTGAAGGTGCTCACGTGAGTGCCTTTGCCGCCCCTTCCTGGGTCCCATTAGGGGGCGATATGGCTTACGCAACTGTCGAGGAACTTCGGCTACTCGACGGGCTTGACGACGCTGGGATTTACAGCGACGAACTACTTTCCGAAGCTATCGACTTCGCCGTTGAGACGGTCGAGGTTTACACGGGTCAGCGCTGGGACACGGTCGAGAATCCGACGCCGGAGACGATCCGTTGGTGCGTGCGCACGCTGGCGCGGCAATACGTCCTCGACTCGACGTCGCGCATTCCCGACCGGGCGCTTCAGCTTCAGTCTGAATTCGGCTCGATTCAACTTGCCCAGGCTGGCGGCAACTGGCGTCCGACGTCGCTGCCGGAAGTGAACGCGAAGCTCAACCTTTACCGGGTCCGGCTTCCGTTCCTGTTCATGTAGGGGGCAGCGTGGCACTGATCTTCGACGCGAAGGTTGCACTCTTCGAGCGGCTGAAGGCGACCATGCCGACGGGCGTTCAGTGCACCTTCGCTGAGACGGGCGACACAGCGCGCCGGAAGGCCGTTTGGCTGGGCGCGACGACGGACGACGACCTTGCCCCCCGCGCTATGCGCTCCGGTCCGAAGCCGACGGACGTGACGGGTTATGTCGAAGTGCATGCCGTCGTGAATTCCCCCGGCAAGGTGCTCGACGCTGAGCGTGCCGTGTACGCGATACGCGACGACGTGAAGGCGGCATGCGGGGCGCTGAACGCCGATCTAACGGCCGTTCCCGGGTTGCTCGACGTCCGGCCGGAAGGCGCGACGGTCGAGAGCACAGAGACAACGGACGGCGCTTATTCGGCGCTGACCCTTCGCGTCCGGGTTCGCGGGCGCGTCTATCAGTAAGGGGTAACGCATGGCACTGGACGCCAGCATTGGTATCGGGCGCGAGTCGTCTTACGGCGTCGCGTCCAACGTGGTCGAGGGTTACGAGGGTCACGCCGACTCTTGGAAGACGACCCGTGAGTTTGTGGAGTCGGTCGGCTTCCGCGCCGGTATGCAGACGGCACGGAGCGACCGCCGGAACATCGTCAACATGGGCGGCGAAGGCGAACTTGAAGTAGACATTCTCGACGCTGGCGCGTCGTCTCTTCTGGCCGCTGCCTTCGACAAGACGACGTCGACCGACGCGGCCGGAGTGCGTACGACGGTCCTCGAAACGTCGGACGTCAGCGACGCCCCTTCGTTCACTGCGCAGATGGTTCGTCCCGGCACCGACGGCACGAAGGTCGCTTACAAGCACCTGGGTTGTGTGGCCACTGAGTGGAGTCTTACGGCTGAGGTTGAAGAGCCGGTTCTCTTCAACGTCACGTGGGACTTCCGCGACGTCGAGCACACGACGAACCCGGCGGAGATCATCGCGCCGACGTACCCGGTCGAGGCGTACCCGTACGACTGGTCGCGCACCGCTGTGACGCTGAAGCGTGCTGGTGCTGCCGTCACCTTCGACGCGACGTCGCTTGAACTGACGGGCGAACTGGGGCTGAAGACTGACCGGCGCTTCCTGAAGGGTGACGCCCTGAAGGCGAAGCCGATTCGGAACGCCGTCCCGACGTACGAAGGCACCCTTGAAGGTGAGTTCAGCGCGGGTTCGCTGGCGCTTTACGAAGCCTTCGTTGCGGGCGAAGTGTGCGAGTTTTCCGCGACGTTCACGGGTCTTCAGCCGGGTACTTCGCTGACGGTCGAGTGCCCGGCGATTCAGTTCACGGGCGAGTCGCCGGAAGCGTCGACTGACGAAGTCACGATTCACAACCTGCCGTTCCGCATCCTCGACCCCGGCACGGGTGCCCCGGCTATCCGCGTCACGTACGTCGAGCCGGGTACGCCGGTCGAGGGCGTGTAACGCGTGGCACAGCGGAGCGCGTACACGGTTCGTGTTGACGGTCTTCGTGAGCTTCAGCGCAACGTGCGCGCGCTCCGCGACAAGGAACTGAACAAAGCCGTCCGTGAAGCCAACAAAGCTTCCGGCGAAGTTCTGATTCCCCAGGCGAAGCATGAATCCCCGGACGGTAGACGCGACGCGAAGTCGTCCAAGAAATACCGTCCGGGGAAGCTCGACAAGTCCATTAAGGTCACGGCTTCCGTGAAGGGCGCTGTGATCAAAGCCGGTTCGGCCGCGCGTGTTCCGTATGCCGCCGCTATTCACTTCGGCTTCAAGCGCCGAAACATCAGCCCGAACCGGTTCCTGTTCCGTGCCATGGCGCGGAAGTCCGATGTAGTTGCAGCAACCTACGAACGGCGCATTGCCGCCGTCGTCCAAAAGCACCTGGAGAGTTGAACATGTCCGACGCGACCATGCCTGACGTCCTCGACCTGAAGCTTGATTCCCTGACGATCGATGAGATCGACGCGATCGAAGAGATCACGGGCAAGCCCCTCGACGCGCTGAACGCGAAGGGTCAGCGACGCGCCCCGATGCTGAAGGCAATGGCCTATGTGGTCATGAAGCGCAAGAACCCTGACTTCACGATCGAGGACGCTGGGCGGCTTCGTATCGAGCTGAAGGGCAAGGCTCCGGCGGACCCTACCGACGCCAGCGCGTAATTGCGTGCGCGCGTCTGATCGGCCACTTCAAGGGGCTTACGTGGTCAGACGTGCGCACGATGCCGTATGGCGACTGGTGCGCGCTGGTCGAGCAAATGACGGAAGACGTCGAGGCGGAGCGTAAGGAAACACGCCGTGCGTCGCGTGGTCGAGCTGGCGGCAGCGCGGGCGGCACGGAGCGACGTACGCCGGTTATGAGTTAGGGGGTACGTCGTGGCGAAGCCAATTCAGATCACGATTATGGGCGACGCTGAACAACTCTCACAGACGCTCGATCAGGCGTCGGAAGAGATCAGCACGTTCGGCGAGACGGCTAAGGGGCTGGCGCTTGCCGCTGGCGGAGCTATCGCTATCGGAATCGGTATGGGTATCGCGTCGGCACTTGAAAAAGAAGTGTCGTCCGACCTGTTGGCCGCTCAGTTGGGTGCGTCGCCCGCTGAGGCGAAGACGCTGGGTGAAGCCGCCGGGCAGGTGTACGCCGACGGATACGGCGAGTCGATCGCCGACGCGAACGAAGCGCTGAAGAACCTTTGGCAACAGGGGCTTGTTCCGGCGGACGCGACGGCTGGCGAACTGGCGAAGGTCAGTAAGTCGGCTATGAACGTCGCGACGATCCTGGGTGACGAAGTCGGTCCGACGTCGGCGGCAGTCGGTCAGATGCTGAAGACGGGGCTTGCGAAGAACGCTGACGAAGCGTTCGACATTCTGACGCGTGGTGCCCAGGAAGGTGCGAACAAGTCGGAAGACCTGTTGGACACCTTCAACGAATACGGCACCCAGTTTCGCGGCCTGGGGCTCGACGGCAAGACGGCTATGGGTTTGCTTTCCCAGGGTCTTCAAGGCGGTGCCCGTGACGCGGATATTGTCGCCGACTCCCTGAAGGAGTTCGGGCTTATCGTCCGCGCGGGTGGCGACGAAGTGAACACGGCGTATTCGAAGATCGGTCTTTCCGGTTCTGAGATGACGGCGGCTGTCGCTAAGGGTGGTCCCGCTGCCGCTGCCGCGCTCGACCAGACGCTTGACAAACTCCGGCAGGTGAAGGACCCGGCGGAGCGTTCAGCGCTGGCCGTGAAGCTCTTCGGTACCCAGGCTGAGGATATGCAGGGGGCGCTATTCGCCCTCGACCCGTCGAAGGCCGTTGACACGCTGGGGCAGGTCGACGGCGCTGCCAAAAAGGCAGGCGACACGATGCATGACAACGCCGCGAATAAGCTGACCCAGTTCAGTCGGGCGCTGCAAAGTGGCCTGGTCGACTTCCTGGGCGGGACGGTCGTTCCGGCGATCGAAGCCTTCCTTCCCGTGTTGGCCGGTATCGGTTCCGGCATGGCGACGGTCGGCGGGTTTATCTCCCAGCACTCGACCACGTTCAGCGTGATTGCGGGCATCATCACGGCGGTACTCCTGCCCGCGCTTATCGCCTGGGGCGTTCAGTCAACGATCAACGCCGGTAAGGCCGTTGTCGCCTGGGTGACGTCCTCGACCACTGCCATTGTCGAGAGCACGAAGCAGGCGCTAGCGCACGCGCGCACGGTCGCCGGTTGGGTGGCCAACGGTGCCGCCGCTGTGCTGAACGCCGCGAAGGTCGTCGGCGGCTGGATTCTCATGGGCACGCAAGCCATGATTCAGGGTGCGCGTATGGCGGCAGCGTGGTTGCTCGCCATGGGTCCCATTCCGATCATCATTGCGCTGGTCGTTGGTCTGGTCGCCCTGATCGTCATGAACTGGGACACGATCAAGGAATGGACGTCGAAGGCGTTCCAGTGGGTGTGGGACAAGATCAAGGGCGTCTTCGAGTGGATCAAGGATCTGTTCCTTAACTTCACCGGTCCGGGTCTCCTGATCAAGCATTGGGACACGATCAAGGAAAAGACGGCAGCCGCCTTCAAGTGGGTAAAGGACAAGGCGAAGGAAGGCATTCAGGGAGTCATCGACTTCGTGACTTCGCTGCCCGGAAAGATATCCGCCATGGGCGGGAAGTTGCTCAACGCCGCGAAGGAACTGGGCGGCAAGGTTATCGACGGAATCAAGAACGGTCTTTCGAAGCTGGGCGGCTTCGCGTCGTCGCTGGCGTCCGCCGTTGGCAGCGCCGCAAAGGGCGCGATTAACGGCGTGGTCGACCTGTTGAACTGGGCGATCCCGAATAAGCTCGGCTGGGGAAAGCTTTCGATCGACCTGCCGGATAACCCGATTCCGAAGATTCGCGCCATGGGTGGACCCGCTTCGGGATGGACGCGTGTTGGTGAGCGTGGTCCGGAGGACGTCTACCTTCCGCGCGGCTCGACGGTCGTGCCCAATCACGCGTCCGGCTCGACGGGCGGCGGCGTGACGGTCAACGTTCAGACGAACGCCGACCCGTGGGCGATCGGTCGTGAAGTCGCCTGGGCAATGCGGACGGCACGGTAAGGCACTCACGTGAGTGTCTTCGGGGCGGAGTCTCTTACGGGGCTCCGCCCCTTCACTTGAAGGGAGTAACCCAGTGCCCCAACTGGACGACTGGTCTTGTGAGTTCAGGGGCTTGACCATAGGGAAGCCTGACGCGGCAATCTCGATCGTTCAGGTCGACGGATTGCTTTCGCTGCCGGAAGTGCGTAGCTCCGACCTAACCCTTGTTCAGCGTGACGGCTTGTGGCCGGGTACGGACTACATGAACGGCCGGACGGTCACGCTGACGGTCGAGGTTTACGGGCGGGACCGGGAAGAGTTCACGGACGCCCTGAACGCCCTTCAGGCGGCGTTTCTGCCGGGCATAGCTGAAACGCCCTTCCGGTTCCGTTTCCCAGGCGCAGCGGCCGACCAGACGGCTTACGTGATGGCACGGACGCGGAAGCGCTCCGCCCCGCTCGACCTGAACTTTGCGTACCTGACGTGCAACATGGTTATCGAGCTTTACGCGACGTCGCCGTTCATTCATGGTGACGCGCCCCGCATGGTCGAGGTGGCGTCGTACGAACGGGAACAGGCTCCGTCAGGGCTTGTGCTGCCCGCTGTGGTGCCGTGGCAGGTCGAGGGGCAGGGTCCGGCTCCGGTCGACCCGGTCGTTCGCTTCACCCAGTACGGCAGTGTTGCGGCGCGTCCCCAGGTCGTCATAACGGGCGCGGCTTCGCCGACGCTGTACGACGACATAACCGGTGAATTCTTCAGTGTGAATCACGACGGGACCGTGTACGTCGACAGTGCCGCTATGACGGTCACGAACGCCCAGGGTGCGGACATTACGGGGCTGGTCGCCGTCGGCTCTTCCTGGCCTGTCTACGGTCCTGGGGAGCATCGTCTAAGGCTTCGGAGCCGGAACGAATATCAGGCGGCTAGAGCCGCACTTACGTGGTCGGATAGGTGGGTTTAATGGCTTCCTTTGCATGGTTTCAGGACGGCGTCGGGTACGGGGCGAACGACCTTGCCAACTGGCAAGGGCTGATCGTTCAGCGCGGGTCGCTGAAGCACGTCTTCAGCTCGACCACTCAGTTCCTTGTCAACTCGAATCAGACGACGCGGACGGTCGACGTCGGCGCTGGCAACGTCTTCGTCGGCACCACGAACGGCGGCACCTGGGCATGGTCCGAAGCCGTGACGGTAGCTGTGCCGACGGCGTCGAACGACAACCCACGTAAGGACCTGATCGTTGCCCGGCTGACGACGACGGCAGCGGACGGCACGAACGGGCTTGCCGTCGAGCTGATCAAGGGCGTTCCGGCGGTGTCGCCCCAGGTGCCGGAGCGTCCGGCGAACGCCGTTGCGCTGTGCGTGGTCGACCAGCCGAAGGCGTCAACGACCTTCAGCATTACGCCGGTTCGGCACACGGGGCAGTATGCCGATCAGGCCACGATCGCCAACGGCAGCGTCGCTATCGACTGGGCTGGTCAGCTTCCGTCGGCGTCGGCGTTCCCGGTCGGCTTCACGCTGTACGACATGGGCACCAATCAGCGCTGGATTCGGACGGCGTCGGGCGACTGGTTCACGGCTGACCCCGGTCCGTGGAAGCGCTGCACGCCTCAGAACGTACAGGCGAAGGACGGGACGACGGTCACCGTGTCGGGTGATCTCTACGTTCGCGAGTCGTCCAATGGTTGGGAACTGTCGGGTCAGCTCAATTTCTCGCCCAGTAAGGATCTCGACCAACTGACGAACCCGGCTCTTCTGCCGTCGGGTATTTCGCGCCCGACTCAGAACACGTACGGCGCTTCGGGTCAGACCTTCGGGGCGACGTCGGCTGGCGGAATTGGCCGTATCGCGCTTATGGCGAACGGCTCGATCGAGTACGGCAACGACGGCACCATTGCGAACCTGTACGTGAATGAACAGTTCTCGAAGTCGCCATGGAACACGTAAGGGTCGCCGACTCCCTTCGTATAGGTAGGAGGTATATCCGTGCCTAATTTCGAAGTGATTCAGGTCGAGGCTGTGACCGGCAGGGTTATTGCGACCCTGCCGGTTACCGGCATCACGTATGGGGACACGCTGAACGCTGCCGGTTCGGCTTCGGTCGGCGTGCCCCTCGACGGCGTCGATCCCGACACGCTGGGTCCGGGACGGTCGGCGCTGGTCGTGCTCCGCGACGGAGAACCCGACTGGGGCGGCATCGTGTGGACCATGTCCGCCGACCTTGCCGGGAACGTGCTCACGCTGAACGCGTCCGGCTGGCACAGCTATTACGGGTCGCGCTATCTCGCCATGACGAACGGCTACAGCGGCAAGAAAGATCAAGCCCTGTTGCTCCGCGACTGGGTCGAGTGGTGCAACGACAACGGCGGGATCGACACGGACACGTCGAGGATTACGACGACCGGCCGTATCCGCGCGCGGAAGTGGGACTTCGCGGAATTCAAGAACGTCGCCCAGGCGGTCGAGGAACTTGCCGACGAAGACGGCGGCTTCGACTTCCGGTATGAGACTTATTGGCGCGACTCGAAGCGCACGCGTATCGGGAACCGGTTCCTGAAGGAAGGTCGGGCGACGCTCACCTTCCCCACGCTGACGCACCGTGTCGACGCCGACGTAACCCAGGTCGCGTACGACGGCTCGAAAATGGCAACGGACGCATGGACGTTCGGCGCTGACCTGGGTACGGGCGTGAAGCCGTATGCCGCCATTCCGACCGGCCTCGACGGCACGCCGACGCTCGCCCAGGTGACGACGTATAGCGACCTGAAGTCGTCGGGTGAGTTGCTGCCGAAGGCTGGCGCGCTGGCCGCTATGTCGAGGCAGGCAATAGCTGTGCCGACGCTGACCCTTTACCCAGGTGTGTATGACCCGGCGAAGTTTCAGGTCGGCGCGTTCGGCACGGTCAACGTCGATTCCGGCTTTGTGCGCCTACTCGAAGAGTTCGTCATCACTGAACGACGCGTAGCGGTCGACGTGAACGGCACGGAAGTCGTCACGTTGTCGCTGGCGAGTAAGGAGGTTTTCGAGAATGGCGATTCAAGCTAACGCGCTGCCGCCTTCGCTGGTCGCGGAGCTGAACGAAATGAAGCGGCGGCTTGACGCGCTGGAACGTAAGCCGAAGCTGGGCAGCGTGAATGAGCGGCTGACTTACAGTTCGTGGCAGTCGCCTTCAGCGGAAGGCACCCAGTCGGAAACGATGGTTCACGGCCTGGGAACGATTAACTCGACCGGCCTGAATCAGCCGGTCGTGATCCTTCAAATCCCGTTCCATATTCCCTGGGCGAACGGTGCGGTACTCGACGTGTCGGTAACCCTTTGGCTTCAGGACACTGTGACAGGTGCGAAGACGAAGGAGATCACGCTTACGAAGGCTGACGACCGGGTCATTGACGGCTTCGGCGGCTATTCGCGCGGCGTGACGTTCGCGTGGATTCATCCTCAGCCGATCGGCTTCGCTGACACGGAAATTTGGAAGGGCTTCGAGGTCAACTACCGGGTAAACAAGCGGGTAAGTGTCGGCGGCTTGTCTCTTACCGTCGGCCTGGGTGATCCGAACATGGTGACCGGCGTTCCGCTGGGCACGTTTGTCGAGGAATCCACGGACGGCAACCCGCGAGTCGACGGCGCGCTTACGCCGGTAAGCGGGTAGACCGTGGATCTTTCCCAGTTCGTCGGCGGTGCTGAGCTGATCGGCGCTGCCGCCGCTTTCCTGTTGCTGGTCTACCGGCAGGCACGTACCGGCGCGCGGGATGCGTGGCGCGAAGTCGCGGAGTCTCAGACGGCGCGCGCTGACGGTCTTGCCGCCCAGGTCGAGAGTCTGTGTACGGAAGTGCGCATACTCCGCACCGAAAACGAAAAGCTCCGCGTCGAGGTGTCGGAACTTCGCGCTGAAAATCGTGAGCTTCGCGAACACATCGACAACCTGATTGGGGGCAGCGCGTGAGCATTCCCGCTGAAATTCCGACGGTCCGGGTAACCGGCCAATACCTGTCCTGGGACGGTCGAGCGCTGAAGGGAACCGTGACGTTCACGGGTCCGGGGCTTGTGACGTTTCCCGACTCTGATCTGTTCATGGCTGGGCCGGTTGTTGCGTCACTGGACGAAGCCGGATTCATTCGCGACGCGGACGGCAACCTAGGCGTCGCCCTTCCGGCTACGGATTCCCCCGGCATGAACCCGTCGGGATGGACGTACACAGTGAAGGAGAACCTGACCGGCATTACGGGGTCGAGGACGTATGCGCTGATCCTTCCCGCTGACACTCCGGGCCGGACGGTCGACCTTGCCGACGTCGCCCCGATGGACCCGGCGACGCCCAACTACGTGCCGGTACCGGGACTCAGCGCGTACGAAGTCGCTTCGGCGCTGGGCTTCGAGGGCAGCGAAGCTGACTGGGTTGCCAGCCTCGAAGGTGACGTTGGTCCGGTCGGTCCCCAGGGTCCGAAGGGTGACACGGGTCCCCAGGGTCCGAAGGGCGACACGGGCGCTATCGGTCCCCAGGGTCCGGAGGGTGCCCAGGGTCCGGCAGGGCCGGAAGGTCCCATGGGTCCGGAGGGTCCCCAGGGTCCGGCCGGTACGGGCACCGTGAATTCAGTCAACGGGGTCGAGCCGGACGCCAGCGGAAACGTGACGCTGACCCTTGCCGACCCGAACGCCGTGACGTCGGTCAACGGGAAGTCGGGTCCGACGGTCACCCTTGCCGCTGCCGACGTCGGCGCACTGGCCACTTCAACTAAGGGTGCGGCGAACGGAGTTGCGCCCCTTGTGAGTGGCAAGGTGCCGGACCCGAACCTTCCGTACTCCGGCTGGCGTCCCGCTGACCTGGGTTTCAAGGCATGGGCGTTCGACCCTGCCGTTGCCCAGTCGGGCGGAAGGACGCCGTCGAGCGGATCGTTCCGTGTGACGGCTATTCCGGTCCGGGAAGCCATTACCGTTTCGTCGCTGGCGTTTCACGTCCTGGGGTACGAAGGCACGGGCCTCGACGCCGGGTCGTATGCGGCGATCTTCAATAGCTCCGGCTCGAAGCTGGCCACAACCGGCAGTATGGCGAACACGAACGTGATGATCGACGTTCACAACGCTGGCGGGCAGACGGTCACATGTGCGCTGACGTCGACCGTGACGCTTCAGCCGGGCATTTACTACGTCGGGTTCTACTTCGTGATTGGCGTCAGCGCGAACGGGCCGGTCCTGATGACTGCCGACTCGACCAGCGCGACGCCGGTAGCGACGCTGAATAGCGTGAAGCCGTTCGGCGTCATATCGGGGCTTACGGCCATGCCCGCTTCATTCTCGCCGTCGGCGGTCGAGACGGACCCGATCAAGTTTTGGGCCGCGCTGGTCTAAGGCACTCACGTGAGTGTCTGCCCAGGGGGTAACGCTGCCCCCTGGGCTTTCTATCGGAAGGGGTTCCTAGTGAGCATCGCAAAGGTTCTCGACGTCGCCGCTGGCGAAGTCGGGGAGCACGAAGAGTATTCCGGCGGACACTGGGTCAATGACTCGAAGTACACGCGCTGGTTCGGCAAGATTCCCGGCTATGGGCAGGACGGCTACGGCTACCCCTGGTGCGCGGTATTCGTGACGTGGTGCGCGCACAAGGCTGGCGTCGCGTCTCTGTACCCGAAGACGGCGGGTTGTGCCGTCGGCGTGAACTGGTTCAAGAACAAGGGTCGCTTTAGCGAGTATCCGGCCGTTGGTGCCCAGGTGTTCTTCGGTAATGGCGGCGGGGCGCACACGGGCATCGTGTACGCGTACGACGACGATTACGCCTACACGATCGAGGGCAACACGAACACGTCTGGCAGCGCTGAGGGCGACGGCGTTTACAAGCGGAAGCGCGCGCGTCGTGATCCGTACCTGTACGGCTACGGATACCCGGACGTCGCCGGTTCGCTGAGCGCCGACCCGGACGCTTCCCGCTTCGGTTACAAGCACGCGTCGACCTCGAAGCCTGCCGTCGCGCCGAAGCCGAAGCCGAAGCCGAAGCCGAAGCCGAAGGCGTATGAGCCGTTCCCCGGAGCGGCTTTCTTCAAGCGTGAGCCGAAGTCGGCGATCGTTACGGCCATGGGTAAGCGGCTGGTCGCCGTTGGGTGCTCCGCTTACAAGTCGGGTCCGGGTCCCCAGTGGACCGACGCCGACCGTGCGTCGTACGCGAAGTGGCAGCGGAAGCGCGGGTACTCCGGCGCGGACGCTGACGGCTGGCCGGGTAAGGCGTCTTGGGACGCGCTGAAGGTCCCGAAGGTCTAAGGGGTCACCATGGGCGAACACTCGAAGTCGAAGCGCGCCTTCCTGGGTGCCGCCGTCGGCTGGGCGAAGCGCAACCCGCGCGTCGTGTCCGCCGTCGTCGTCGGCGTGGTCGGCGTCATCACGGCAGTGAAGCCGGAGTTTCCGGGCGCTGCCATCATCACGACCGTTCACGCCGTTCTAGGTATCTAGGTCGCCGACTCCCTTCATGGAATGCGTAAGTGCATTCCGTGAAGGGAGTTTTTCGTATGCCCTATTACCGCAATATCGCTTTGCTCGGTAAGGCGCGCTCCGGAAAGGACACGGTCGCCGGTCGGCTGGTCGATCGCTGGGGCTTTCGGCGTATCGCATTCGCCGACCCGCTGAAGTCGGTCGTCCTCGACCTCGACCCGTTCATTCCGACCGGCTACGGCGTTACGGTCCGGCTGAGTCGGCTCATTGCTGACGTCGGCTGGGAATACGCGAAGGACACGTATCCGGAAGTGCGCCGGATTCTTCAGCACAGCGGGCAGGCCGTTCGCCAGCTCGACGCCGGGTTTTGGGTGCGGGCAGCGCTGAACGCCGTTGACGCCGTCGAGGCGGCACACCTGCCGGTCGTCGTGACTGACGTCCGGTACGCGAACGAAGCCCGTGCGCTGGTCGGCTACGGGTTCACGCTGGTGCGCGTCGTCCGCCCCAGTGCCGTCGACTCGACCGTTGGGGCGGCTTCCCGGCACCCCAGTGAGACGGAGCTAGACGACTGGCCTACCGCCGTCACGCTGCACAACGTCGGCACGCTCGCCGACCTTCACGCCCAGGTCGACCAACTCCCCACGCGTCGCCCCTAGTTGGCGAACCCTTCGCGCCCCTTGTCTGTGCCTTCGGGTACCGGCAAGGGGCGCTTCGTCGTTGGTAAAGCTTTGGTAACGGATCGCCTAGATACTCACGTGAGTGCCTTCGAAGGCCGTTTAGGCCGATAGGCTGAAGCTCCGCACAGCGCGGGGGCAGGGAACGACGAAGGGGCAGGGCGAATGCAGCGCACGGAGGTTTACGGGACGGCGAAGCCGCTGTACCTGATGGGCGTCGGCGCTGGCCGTATCACGCACCTGACCCTTGGCAACGACGAAACGCTGTGCGGCCGGACGGCGAACATCGTGTACCTCGACACGGTCCGGGGCGACGACTTCTGTGCGCGCTGCCACAAGATCGCCGAACGCATGGACAAGGTCGAGGCGGAGCCGGTCGACACGGCCGAAGCCGAATGGGACGCAATCCGCTACACGGCCGAAGGCGGCTTCAACCTCGACGCGTGTGAAGAGTGCATGGGTGCCGCCATGGGCAACGCCGACGACACGTCTGTTGAAGAGAACTTCAGCGACCGTTCGGCCCGTTGGTACCGCGTCGCCGTCGACACGTACACGGCAGCGCACGCCCAGCACCTTCACGCGCTGGCCGAAGCTGAGCACGAAGTGGGTACCCCCGTCGAAGGTACTCACGTGAGTGCGATAGAGTCGGCTCCGCACCACAACGACAACGACAAGGGGACTGGGACCATGGCGAAGACGAAGTTCACGGCGACGTTCGAAGGCATCCGTTTCGAGCGCACTAGCGCGACGCGCGTCTACACGCACGTTGTGATCGTCCGCACGGCCGAAGGCGACCTTGCCGACGCCCGTTGGTCCATGTCCCCCGAAGCCGCCGCGAAGCCCCTGCCGAACGGCTGGGAGTCGTACCGTGTCGCGACCGTCGAGGTTGCGCCCGCTGACCCGAAGGCACCCCGGAAGGTGTCTGAGTCCCCGAAGGAGACGAAGAACATGAAGATCGGCGACGTTCGCGGAGACGTTCGTATCGGCAGCGTGACCGGCTCGACCGGCACCCTTCACGCGATCAAGGAAACGGTCGACGGCAAGAACGTCTCTTACTGCAAGATGCGCGCGAAGTCGCCGCTCCGTTCCTTCGGTCCGGCCGCTGAGCAGAACCCGAAGCTCGACCTTTGCGCCCAGTGCTCGAAGGTTGTCCCGACCGGCGACGTCGAGGCTGAGACCGTCATGGTCGAGGTCCCCGGATTGAACCGGTCGGTGCCCAGCACCACCTACACGCCCGTTACGGGCGACGACAACAACGGAGAGAACATGACCGACAACAACGCCACCCAGGACGCCCAGGACGTCGAGCCGACCCAGCCGGACGCCGACGACGTCGACGCGCTCATGTCCGACGTTCACGCCACGCTCGACCAGATCAAGGCGATCGACCCGAAGTCGGAAGGTGCCGTGTCCGCTGCCGTCGCGCTGAGCACGGAAGCCGAAGGCAAGATTCGTCAGCTTCCGGTCGCGAAGCGCTCTTCGCTCCGGACCCAGGTCAGTGCCGCCGTCGCCGCTGTGCGGAACGCCGCGAAGATCGAGGACGCGCCCGGCAGCACCGTTGCGAAGGTCGAGGCCGCGCCGGTCGAGGCGTACAGCGAAGCCGTGAAGTCCCTGATCGACCACGCCGCACAGCGCATGCGCGAAGGCGTTCAGGCGGGCATGGCGCTGACGAACGCTGGCGAGGAAGTGGCGCGCGTGCTGCTGACCATCCGTCAGAACATGGTCGACCCGGAGACGAAGCTTCCTGACCTGACCTTCAAGCGGAAGGCCACCCGCGACGCCGCGTCGGAGGTTTACGCGAAGGCGCTTGAAGGTGTCGCTGACGACGATGTCGAGTACCGCAACGCGCACGCGTCGCTTCGGAAGGCGGCACAGAACAAGTCGGCTGACGTGCTGGTCGAGTGGCTTCGTGGTTACGACCGGACGCGCGACGAAGACATGACCCTGTTGGGTGAGATGTTCCCGGACGCCGTGAAGGCGCTCGAAGCCGACGCCGACCTGACGGCGGAGGAAGCCATTCGGGGTCTGTACGCCGCCCACTCGATCGAGCTTCCGAAGTACGGGCGCACGGAGCTGGCGCGTATCGACCGGCGCGTGAAGGCGCTCGAAGCGAAGTCGAAGGAACTGGACGCGCTGAAGGACGCGGACGACGCTCCGGCCGACAAGGTCGAAGAGCTTGAAGGCGCGATCAAGGAACTGAAGGCGGAGATTCCGGCGGAAGTCCTCGAAGAGCGCGACGGCAAGGTTGAGCCGACCGACGCCGACCGGGCGAAGGAAGCGCTGACGAAGTTGGTCAAGGGCGTCGAGCTGGCCGGTAAGCGTGCGGCGAAGGTGACCGGCAAGGCAGCGAAGAACAAGTTGAAGGCCCAGGCGTACGACGCGGTGCGCGCGCTGGTCGCTCAGTTCGACCTCGACCTGTCGGCGCTGGTCGAGGACACGGAGGAAGACGGCGACGACGCCCAGGCGGACGACAACGCCGCCGAGTAGTCGGGAGGGGCGCTAGCCGCCCGTCTCACAGCCTCACAGCCCCGTCGGGTCCCCTGGGTCCGGCGGGGCTTCGCTGTGCCGTCAGCGGGGCGCACACGGCTTCGTCACCGGCACCACCTACAGCGAAGGGGCTGACCTGGGCTTAGTGATGTAGTGACGGAGTTACGTCACTCCTGAATTCACATAAGACTTCTCTAAGAGCAATCCCGAAGTGACGGCACTTCGTCACAGCATCACTTGCCGGTCACCATGCCGCCGACTCCCTTCAACTCAAGTAGAGACACCTACGAAGGGAGTGCCCCCATGGGCGCTGTGAAGACGATCTATCGAGGCGGAAGCCGGTTCTACGTTCACCCGGAAGAACGGGAGATCATTCACCCCGGCGTGACGTCGGTCATCGGCATGCTGCCGAAGCAACAGTTCCTTGCCCCCTGGCAGGCACGCATGGCGGCTGAACTTGCCGTCGACTCGATCGACTTCGTTGCCGACATGGCACAGCGGGATCGTGACGGCGCTGTGCAGTACCTCAGCGGGGCGGCACGCCGGTACACGAAGGTTCGCGCCGACCTGGGCAGCGAAGCTCACGATCTCTTCGAGCGGCTGATTCGAGGGGAGTACGTCGGCAGGGTGCGCGCTGACCTTCAGCCGTACGTCGACCACTTCCGGGAATTCCTGAAGGCCGTTAACCCGGAGCTGGTGCGCGCGGAAGATGTGGCGTGGTCGGACACGTACGGCTATGCCGGTTCCTTCGACGTAATCCTTCGCGTGTGGCTCGACGCTGACGGCGTGCCTACTCCGGACCGGTCCGGCACTCCGGCGCTCATCATGGGCGACTGGAAAACCTCGAAGAGCACGTATGCCGACGTCGCTCTTCAAATGGCGGCGTACATGAACGCTGACTTCATAATCGACGCCGACGGTAACCGGCTCGACATGCCGGAATTCGACGGCGCGGCTGTGCTGCACGTGACTGACACGACCTGGGCGTTTAAGCCGGTCGTCGTCACCCAGGAAGTCTTCGACCACTTCCTGACGCTGCGGAAGACGTTCGAATGGGACCGGGAACTTTCGAAGCGCGTGATCGGTAAGCCGATCGCCCGGAAGTCGGGCCGGATCGTCACGGGCACCCAGCGACGCGCCCGCTGAGTCGCCGACGTCCTTCAGCACCAGTGACCCGACGAACGGAGAGCACCCCTTGAAGAACCTTGCCGCTGCCCTTGCCGCCTTCGCGACCGGCTTCGTGCTGACCGTCGCTGGTCTGTCTGCCTTCGCCTTCCTGGTCATGATCCTGGTCGGCAACTGGCACCACGCGACCGGCACCGTGCCCCCGCTGAGTTTCCTCGACTCCCTGTACGTGACTGCCGTCGCTGGCGTCCTGGGAGCCGTCAGCCGGACGTCTAGCACGCGTTGACGCCCTAGCCGGGGTAATCCCGCATCCGAAGCCCCTCAGTGCCTTACACGGGCGCTGAGGGGCTTTTTGTGTTGCGCGTTGTAGCACCCCTGGCCGGTCGTGTCGCCGACTCCCTTGACCACAAGTGAAGGCACCTACAGCGGCTCGACCGCGCGACCTAGGGAGTAACCCACATGGCCGGATTCAACCTTTGGGCGACCGACCCGGAGAACAAGCCGAAGCCCCGTCAGACCTTCAGCGACGACGCCGTTGGTCGGCTGCACGGCGGCTACATGGACACGACCGGCAGGAAGCCGAAGCCTGTTGCCCTGTCTGAGTGGCGTTTCTCGACCGGCGACAAGGTCGTTGCCGACGCGCTGGCCCAGCTCTTCGGCGGCACCCCGGCGGAGAACGACGACACTGACTCTGAGCACTTCATAGACGTGTTCACTGAGGCGAAGCGCGTGCCGGTCATTGTCGAGCCGGACGGCATCGAAGCCGACATGAAGCAGTGGGTAAACGGGAAGCTGATTCACCACTGTGACGGCGTCAAGTTCCTGTCGCCCGACGACAAGCGGGGCGACCTGTGCGGGTGCCCGTCGCTCTTCGCTGAGCGGAAGGCGGCGGCGAAGGACTACCAGGGGCCGAACCCGTCGATCAAGGTCACGTTCCGTCTGGCCGACGACCCGGAGCTTGGCAAGTTCACCTATTCCACGGGCTCTTGGACGCTGGCCGCTGTGCTTCACGAAGCGCTGAACGACCTCGACCGTATCGGCGAGACGGCTTACGGGTACGTCGAGCTTGAGTACGTCGAGTTCATTCCGTCGCGCGGCCCCATGCGCGGTAAGACCGTGTCTTACACGAAGCCCGTGCTGAAGTTCGTGAAGCCCTACAACGACGCGATCGCCGACTAATGGCGAAGCTCGACCGGTCGGAGCCTTACGACTGGGCGGGCGCTCTTCGAGGGGCATACGACGAAACGGTTCGGCTTCCGCTGTGGGAATTCCCGCCGGAAGCCGTTCCGTTCGTCCTTCGTGAGCGACGCCGCCGGTTCGGCATTACCGAAGAATTCGACCCGGAGTATCACTAGTGGCCACACGAAGCACGGTCACCGATTACGCCGGTGAAGCCCTTTACCGGGGTGACCTGATTACGTACGCGACCCGTTGCGGTACTCGCGTGCGCGCTGCCGACGCGATTATTCGAGAGATCGAAATTCGATACGCGTACGGGAAGGCGCTCCCATTCCTGAAGGTGCAGCCGACCGGAACTGACTCCGGCTGGGAAGAGCGCAAGACGCTTCGTCAGGAATGGATATCGACCGAACACGTCCGCCTGTTGCGTAGCAACGTGACCGGCGAGTGACCACCTGCCCCGAAGGCACTCACGTGAGTGTCTTCGGGGCTCGACCCGTTTCAGGAGAACCATGTTCGTATCCCTCGACGCCGCGCCTGCCCTGGGTGACGTGCGTACAGCGAAGCCGGGCGACGTTGTGCACCTTGTGCCGGGCGTCGACCAGCGTGCCGACTGGGGCCGCTACCTCGACGCGCTGAGCGTGGCCATTACGCGCGGTGCTTCCGTCGTGTGGGTGCGCTATGCCGCATGAACCGAAGTGCCCCTGTAAGCCCTGCCGAGACAAGCGACGCCGGGCGCATATCAAGTCGTATTACTCGAAGCTTCCGCCGGACAAGCGACACGAACTGAGTCAGCGGAAGCGCGCGAAGGCGTACGGGGTCGACCACGTGCCGTACAGCCGGACGGCGATCATGCGGCGCTGGGGGTACCGCTGTGCCTACTGCAACGCGCGGGCAACTCACCTCGACCATGTCGAGCCGCTGAGTCGTGGCGGTGCCGACGTCGAGTCGAACATGGTCCCGGCGTGCGCCGACTGCAATCTGTCGAAGGGCGCTAAGACGCTGGCGGAATGGGCGGAGTCCTTCGGCAAGCCGTCGAGTCGCCGACTCCCTTCAAGGGAGGTGAAGACACCTACGAAGGGACTCCCGTGGAATTCGCGTCCATCCTGAAGCGCTTCGCCCAGGTCAGCGAAGAGAACGACGGCGGCTATCTCGCCGTGTGTCCCGGTCACGATGACTCGCGTCCGTCGCTCCGTATCTGGCGGGGCGACGACGGGAAGGTTCGGCTGACGTGCCGCGCCGGTTGTGACACGGGCGACGTCGTGTCGGCGGCTGGGCTTCGCTGGTCTGACCTGTTCAACGTGACCGGCGAAGGGCTGACCGTGCCGAAGGAACGCCCCGCGCTGGTCGCTGGTGCCCCCGTGACCCAGCTCCGCATGTGGCTTGACGCGCTGCCCCTGGGTGACGGCACCTATGCCGCCGACCGGTTCGGGATCGAGCCTGACGCGGCGGCACGCCTGGGGCTCCGCTTCGCCGACGCCGACATGTCGCACCCTGCCTTCGTGTCCGGCGCGTTCGCCCGGTTCCCCCGGCTGGTCGTGCCCCTCGACGGCTTCGACGGCGTGACGCGTGGTGCCCAGGGTCGTGACCTGTCCGGCAAGTGCCCCGGTCGTTGGCTGAGCCTGACGAACCCGGACGGGCAGCGCTGGGCACCGTACGGCGTGTTCCGGGGCGAAGCCGGTTACGGCGTAATCCTGGTCACTGAGGGTCCGGGCGACGCGCTCACTGCCGTGTCGGTCGGGTATGACGCCGTCGCCGTCCGGGGTGCCGCGCTGGTCAACAACCCGGAGTTGGTCGCGGAGTTGGCCGCTGGCCTGAAGGGCTATCAGGTCGTCGTGTGTGGCGACAACGACCCTGCCGGGCAGGGCTTCACCCTTCGTCTGTCTGAGGGGCTGGCACAGCACGGGATCGACGCCTATGCGCTGACCGTGCCGACGGCTGGCGACGACCTGACCGACTGGCGTGCCCGGAACCCTGACGCCTTCCCGGCGGAGCTTCACCGTGCCGTCAAGGCAGCGCGCCCCGTGAAGGACCGGGCGAAGGTCGAGGCGGAGCACCGTCGGGCCGAAGTGGCGGAGCGCACGGGCGCGACCATGGTGACCGGCGACCAGGGGGCAGACGCCGCGCGCATCCTGGGTGAGCTTGTGTCGACCTATGGCGAGTCGGACGCCATGAACGCTCACGCGCTGGTCGCATGGACGAACGGCCGGATCAAGTACGCGTCGGGGCTGGGGTACTTCGTGTGGGACGGCGTGACCTGGGTCAAGTCGGCGACGCGCGTACGTCAGGAGATTCACGCCATGGGCGCGGCGCTGGTGCTGGCGGGTTGCCTGCCGGAGTCGCGCGGCTTCACGATGACGACCCGTATCGACGCCCTGATGACTGAGCTTCGGTCCGTGCCCAGCGTGCACGTCGAGGCGGAGGAATTCGACGCGAACCCGCACCTGTTGAGCTTCCGGAACGGCGTGGTCGACCTTCGTACGGGTCGGCTCCGGCCGCACGACAAGGGCGACATGTTGACCGTCTCCCTTCCGCTCGACTATGACCCGAACGCCCAGGCTCCGCGCTGGGAACAGTTCCTTACGGAGATTTTCCCGACCGACCCGGAGTTGCCCGCCTACATGCGGCGGCTGGTCGGCTACGGCATCACGGGCAACACGTCGGAACAGTGCTTCGCGGTGCTGCACGGCAAGGGGGCGAACGGTAAGAGCGTCTTCACGGAGACGCTGACGGACGTCTTCGGCCGGATCACGAAGACGACGCCCTTCGCGACGTTCGAAGACAAGGGGAACGGCGGGGGCATTCCCAACGACCTTGCCGCGCTTAGGGGTTCGCGTCTGGTCATGGCGTCCGAAGGCGAGTCGGGTAAGCCCATGTCCGAAGCCGTGCTGAAGCGGGTCACCGGTAAGGACAAGGTCACGGCGCGTTTCCTCCGGCAAGAGTTCTTCACCTTCGCGCCGACGTTCCTAATCCTCTTGGCTACCAATCACAAGCCGAAGTTCCGTTCCCAGGACGAAGGGCTTTGGCGGCGCGTGAAGCTCATTCCGTTCACTCGCTACTTCGCCCCCGAAGAGCGTGACTACGACCTCGACCGGAAGCTTCGCGCGGAGTCGGCGGGCATTATCGCCTGGGCTGTGCGTGGTGCCGTCGAGTGGTACGCGAACGGCCTGGGCGACCCGGCGTCGATCACGTCGGCTACGCGTGAGTACCGGCAGACGTCCGACACGCTGGCCGGGTTCTTCCCCGGTGTCCTCGAAGTGGCCGATGACTCCGCGACGCTGCCGGGCGCTGACGCTTACAACGCGTATCGCGACTGGTGCGAAGCGGAGGGGCTGAAGTCGACTGAGGTTTGGTCGAGGAAGGCGTTTTACGGCGCACTCGAAGAGCGCGGAATCGGCAAGAAAAAGAGCAACAAGGGAATCGTCCTGGTCGGCGTTCGCGCGGTCGACGCGCCCGTTGCTGCCGGTCCGGGAATCTTCGGCCCGGACGCGTAAGCGCTCCGCGCACACCTTGAAGCCCCGAAGGCACTCACGTGAGTGTCTTCGGGGCTTTCGTGCTGCCTGCCCCCATGTCGCCGACTCCCTTCATGGGGAGTGACGGAAGGGGTTCAACCTTGATCACTTATCGCCATGCGATAGCCGGTGAACCGGTCAGCGTGTTCGTCCCGGAGACGGACGCCGACCTTCGAGAGTTCATGCACTGGGCGCGCTCGAAGCCCGTGCTTGCCCTCGACACGGAGACGACGGGGCTCGACGTCTACTCGCCCGGCTACCGGCTCCGGACCGTTCAGTTCGGTACCGCTGACGAAGCCTGGGTGCTGCATTACGAACGGGGCGGACGCTTCGCCGAAGCCGCCGACTACGTGCTTCGCACCTGCCCGCGCTTCCTGATTCACAACGCGTCGTTCGACTGGTTGGTTCTCGACGCGCATACGCCCGTGTCGCTGGAATCGCTCGCACCGCGAACGACCGACACGCGCATTAAGGCAATCCTGGTCGACCCGCGTCAGCCCCAGGAAGGCGGCATTGGCACGGGCCTGAAGCCGCTCAGCGCGCACTACGTCGACCCCTCAGCGCCGGACACCCAGGGCGACCTTACGGCCGTGTTCCGGTCGCTGGGGCTGACGAAGGCAACGGGCTTCGCCGGTATCCCGCTGACGCATCCCACGTACAACCTTTACGCCGGTCTCGACGTGTTGCTGACGTACCGCCTGAACCCGTGCCTCGACGCCGAACACGAACGGCTCGAAGTGCGTCCGGCGCTGGTGCAGTACGAGCACGAGATAGCCGCCATGTGCGCCCATATGCAGCGCGCGGGCATGGTCCTCGACCTCGACTATGTCGACACGCTCCGGCGCATGCTCCGCGACGAAGAGTCGGAGCACTCCCGTATCGCTGCCCGCTGGGGCGTCGAGTCGGTCAACTCCGGGCGGCAGGTTGCCGAAGCCCTGTTGGCCATGGGCGAGACGCTGACGGAACGAACCGACTCCGGCGCGCTGAAGGTCGACAAAGCCGTGTTGCTGGGGCTGGCCGACCTTGACCGTGACTGGCAGCGCGTAGGGGCGCGGACGCCTAACCCGCTGGCGGACGCCGTCCTTCGCTCGAAGCGTGCGGGCAAGTGGTGCACCACCTATGCCGACACGTTCGCGGAGTCGGTCGACGCGCACGGCCGGATTCACCCGATGATTAACACGCTTCAGGCGCGTACGGGTCGCATGTCGATTCAGAAACCGGCGCTTCAAACGCTGCCGTCGAGCGACTTCATGATTCGTCGCGCGATGCTGGCGGACCCTGGGCACGTAATCGTCAGCACCGACTTTCAGGCGATTGAAATGCGCGTGCTGGCAGCGCTGGCGGACGTGCGGCGAATGCGCGAAGGCTTCGTGAATGGCGGCTCCGACTTCGACATTCACATGTATACGGCTCAGCTCATTAAGGGCGACGGCGCTACCTCGAAGGACCGGAAGGTTTTCAAGGGTGCCGGGTTCGGCAAGGTGTACGGCGGCGGCGTGAAGACGATCGCCCGGCAGACGGGCGCAAGCGAAGCGGAGATCAGCCGCGCCGTCCGGGAGTACGACCGGGTCTTTCCGGAGATCAAGCGCGCGTCGTCCCGCTGGCAGCGTGAAGCGCGGAACACGGGGCTTGTGACCGTGACCGTGACTGGTCGACGCCTTCCGCTCGACCGTGACCGTATGTACGCCGTCGTTAACTATCAGTGCCAGTCGGCAGCGCGCGACGTCCTGGGGCAAGCCATGCTCAACATGCGCGAAGCCGGGTTGCTCGACTACATGAAGTTGCCGATTCACGACGAAGTCGTTGCGTCCGTGCCGAAGAGCGAAGCCGAAGACTTTGCGCGCGAATTCGAGCGCTGTATGTCCATGGACCTGTTCGGCGTGCCCGTGACGGCGGATGCGGAGATCGGCGGTCGGTCCTGGGGCAGTCTGTACGGCGCTGACTACTGACCGAAACATGCCCGTGACCTGCCGTCATACCTGAGTCTTCGTCAGATCACGGCGACGTAACGATGCCGGAAGGCACTCCCGTGAGTGTCTTCCGGCTATCTGACGGGTCGACCAGTGTGAACGCCGGGTTTTGCCCGCGAACGATCCGCGCAAAGTCGGGCACAGCCGTACATCTGAAGGCTGATCTAGGGGTTACGCCTTCGTTTCTTTGGCCGTTACCCCCGGATACCCCCTGTCTCATTGATCTTGCACGGCGAAAACGAAGGTACTCACGTGAGGACCTTCGGGTTACTGTTGCAACGCACGACGGACCGGAACTGATCAGCCTCCGTCGGCAGGAGTCGGCGCTAAGACGCCAGCCAACCCATGCACCCCCATGCCTGGGCTGACCCTTGCCGAAAACAGGCTGTGACCCCGGTCACTCCCCTGCCAGGTCGCCGACTCCCTTCAGCGCAAACGAAGCGACCTAACAGGGAGAAACACAGTGCTTACCTTCGAGACGATTCAGCGCGCCCAGGGCAACGACCTCGACGCCGTCGCCCAGGTGATCGAAGCGACCGAATCCCGCATAGCCACGCTGGCGGAAAAGGCAGCGCGCCGCATGTCGCCCCAGGGTGGTGCCCGTGCCGCCGACTACCGCGACGAATTCGCCCAGGTGGGCCGTATCGCCGTGTGGGAGTGCCTGGGCCGGTTCACGGACGACAACGCCGACGCCTTCCTTCGGTACGTCTACACGACCGTTGACAACACGCTGAAGGACGCCGTCCGCACGGAGCGCAACGGCAACGCCGGAGCCGACGACAACGCCGTGAAGGTGTTCGCCGCGATGATCGAAGCCGCCGACGGCGACGTGTACGAAGCGGCGAAGCTGGCACAGACGATCCCGCCGAAGGGAAAGCGTCTGTCGAAGGAGCGTGCCGAAGCCGCCCGTCTGGCGTGGCAGGGTGCCGTACCGCTCGACAAGGTGACGACGGCGGAAGACGCCGACGCGAACGGGTCGCTCGCCGACATGCTGGCGACGTACGACGAAGAGCCGGACGTGATCCGTCCGAAGGTCGGCTTCGGCATGGTCTTCGAGGCGCTGACCGTCCTCGCCCGCTACGTGCCGACGCCGAAGGATGAGCCGACCCGTGCCGCGCTCTTCGATGTGCTGGCCGAAGGCATGGCGAACGGTGTCCTTCCCGACGACGTCGAAGTTCTCGAAGACGTCGTGACGGTCCCCAGCGACCCGGAGACGCGCCGCTTCGTCCTCGACGCCATGGCCGTACTCCGCTCCGCCGTCAGCACCGCACGCGACGGCGACCTTGCCCCGGAGCTGGCCGACGTTCGCGACGCCCGGCACGCCGAAGACGCCGCGAAGATTCAGCGCGTCCGCGACTGTGTCGACTCCCTGGGCGGCTACCAGCGCGCGCTTATCAAGCACAGCTTCGGTATCGAAGGTGCGACTGACTACGGCTGGGGCGACGGCTGTGACCTCGAAGGGCTGGCCGCTGAGGTGGGACTCACCTACCGGAACGCGAAGGACTACCGGAGCCGGGCACGGAAGGCGTTCGCGAAGCGCTACGTCGCCGCGCTCCGCCTCGAAGACATGGGCGCGCTGGCGGACGTCCTCGAAGCCGCTGCCGCCGCGAACCTGACGTACGGCGGACGCAAGTAACCGGCGCGTCCTGGGGCGGTGCTCGACGTGGTGCCGCCCCGTGTCGCCGACTCCCTTACTGAACAACGAAGACACGAAACGAACGGAGCTACACAGTGCAGACCTTCACCCTTCCGACCGGTCACAGCGTCACGACTCAGCGGGTCGGCGCGAACGTCGAGTTCGTCACCCGGAACGCCGAAGGCGGCGTGATCAGCACCGTTCAGCACTCCTTCGCTGAGGCTGTGCCCCTCCTGAAGTCGCTCGCCTGCCGGACGCGCTGAACGCCGCTCACAGCCCCGAACGGTTGGCCTACGGGCCGAAGGGTTCGATTCCCTTCCGGGGCGCTCACGCACCCAACCAACTACGCCCAGGGGGGCACCGTGCGCGTGTGGAGAGTCGCCCACGAATCGGCCCGATACAACGGGTTCCCTGCCGGACCGTACGCGTGCAGCGACGCACTACCGACCCGGTCCGTGTCGATCCTGTTTCACATGGGTCTAGAGCACTCCGGAACCGATCACCCTTCGCCGTACGCCGACCCTGCCCTTCGCGGAATCGCCGACTTCGAGCGGTGCGGGTTCGAATCCCGCGAAGCGCTGAACGCATGGTTCGACGGCTGGTCTGAAGCACTGGACGAAGCCGGGATGCGCGTATGGGTTTACGACGTACCCGACTGGTGCGCCCGCTCCGGGTTCGCCGGTCAGGTCGTCTTCGATGCCCTCGAAGCCGTCGAGGTAGACGCGTACGCCTTCGAGCCCGAACAACTGAGCCTGTTCTAAGGAGAGATGACCAGTGCAGATCACCCAGGAAACGAAGGCCGTGCTGAACGCTGAGCGCGGGCGCGTGGTCGGCTTCGTGAAGTCGACGGAGCCGCGAAAGATCAGTCTTGCCGTTCCCGCCGACCGTGCCGTGATGACTCCGGCCCAGGCTCGACAGTTGGCCGCATGGCTGGTCGAGGAAGCCGACCGGGTCGAGCGGCTGAGCACCACGCCGACGACGTCCGCCCAGTGGCGTACCGCTGAGCGTGAGCGACAGGCGGAGATTCGCCGGGCGCTGGGTGCCCAGTACGTCGGGACCCGTCGTGTCTGATCTCCCGAAGGCTCCGCGACAGACGGCAGCACAGCGACGCACGGAACGGGCGATTGAACGCGTCGAGTATTGGCGCGCGTCGGCAACGTTGCTCAGCGGCATACCGGGCGGCTGGGCGAACGGGGTCGACCCGTACGACGTCCTAGCGCTTGCCCGGTTCCTCGCCGGAGACGCGCCCGAACCCGAATAACCAACCTGGGGCGGAAGGCACTCACGTGAGTGTCTTCCGCCCCTTCATGTGGGGAGAACACTTGAAGGTCGACGTCCTTGCCTCGACGGCAATTCGCGCCGGAGTCCTGATCGACGCTTACGACTATGAAGTTTGGGGAGCGCGCGGAGTCGCCGAAGACGTGACCGACGCCGACGCCCTGGGCGAAGCGTCCGGTCGTATCTGCTACCTGTCCTTTGGCCGACCGAATCCGGCCACTGCCACGAACGCCGGGTACCTGTCCCACATCATCGGTCAGGGGCATTACAGCGTCATGGAACACGCGTCCGTGACGTTCCTTGTCCGGGGTGTTTCGCGCGCACTCCTTACGGAGCTGACCCGGCATAGGCACCTGTCCTTCAGCGTCGTGTCTCAGCGCTACGTCGACCACGCCGACACGGAGCCGGTCATTCCTCCGGCGCTCCGCGACGACGACGACGCCGTTGCCGACCTGAAGGCGGATTACCGGCGTGCGCTGGTCGCGTACGAAGAGACGTACGAATACCTTCGCGCCGCTGGCCTGAAGCGGAAGGAAGCGCGGGAAGCCGCCCGGTCCGTCCTGCCGAACGCTGCCCCCGTCGACATGGTCGTGACCGGCAACCTTCGAGCGTGGCGCGACGTCCTGGGGAAGCGCTGGCACGTGGCCGCTGACGCGGAGATCAGGGAGTTCGCGGGCATGGTCCTCGACCGTCTCCGCGACGTCGCCCCCAACTCCGTTCAGGACGTGCCGGAGTCGCCCTATGCGTAAGCCTGCCGCTGCCGTCGCTGCCGTCGCCCTGGGAGTTGCCGCGCTGGTCGGCTGTGACCCCGGTCCGGAGTGTGTCGACGGCTACGTGTCGACAACCATGATCCCCGTGTTCAACGGCAAGACGACGACCTTGATTCAGTCGACGCAATACGTGTGCACCCAGTACGAAGGCGAGACTCAGTGACCATCCTTCCCGTGTTCGTCGGCGCTTCCTGGTGCCAGCCGTGCAAGAAAACGAAGCCGCTCTTCGAGGACGTAGTCAGCGCCCAGGGGCTCGAAGCCGAATACGAAGACGTCGAGTACGCCGGAGCGCGCACGGTCGACGTCCGGAGCGTGCCGACGATCCGCGTCTATGCCGCCGACGACCCGTTCGGCGACGTGCTGGCGGAACACGTCGGCGGTGCCACGAAGGCACAGATTGAAGCACTCTTCGAGCGTGGCCGCGCGATGCTGTAAAGCCCTTACCGGTAGGGGAGCGCTTCGGCGTTCCTCCGCCGTCATGGGGGCATGGGGTGCCGAAAAATAAGTAGGCCCGTGATCCTCGCAAACATCACGTCTTCCGCCCCGTGCCCCTTTGTCGGCGACGAAGGGAAACGAATTGCGCCCCACCTGGGATGAATATTTCTTGGCACTTGCCGCCGTCGTGGCTACGCGCGCCGACTGCACGCGTTCCCAGGTTGGGGCGGTGCTGGTGAATGCGAAGCACGAAGTGCGCGGCACGGGTTACAACGGTGCCCCGGCTGGCATTCCCGGCTGTGCGTCGGCGGGGGCATGTCCGCGCGGAAAGCTGAGCGTCGAGGAATGCGCGCGGAACACGGATTACGCGAACTGCATTGCGGACCATGCGGAGCGGAACGCACTCCGGCACGCCGACCCGCGCGAACTGTTCGGCTCGACTCTCTACACGACGCGCGAACCCTGCCCGTCGTGTTGGACGCTGATTCGCGCGACGGGGCTTAGCCGGGTCGTCGCCCCTGGGCTTGATCTCACCCTGCAGGCTGTGCCCCGGCACAAGCCAACGACGAAGGGGAAGCACGATGACGACGACGACGCGCCGACCGGCCACGAAGGCAGCGAAGAACCTGAAGGCTGGCGACTGGGTCACCTTCGGGCGGCTGGCCTACCGGGTTCACGCTGACGCCGTCCTGAACGACGACGGAACCGTGTGGGTGGCTATGGGGCCGCTGGGTTCGGAGTTCCGCGCCGCTGAGCGTGTGGCCATGCACTACAACGACTGACGCGCTCGACCTCGAAGCCCCGGAAGATGCTCACGTGAGTGTCTTCCGGGGCTTCGTGGTGAAGGTACTCACGTGAGTATGTTAGGATGGGGCTCCGCCCCATCGAAGAACACGAACGGAGCCCCAAAATGCCGAAGCTTCACACGGTCGCCCTTACCGGTTCGGTCGCTGACTTCCTCGCCGGTACCGAGATGATCGAGAACCCGCGCACGGCTGATGAGCGCGCGCTTCGCGACTACTTCAACGGCGGCACCGTGCGGAACTTCGGCCGTTCCTACCGGCTGACGATCACGGCTCCGGCCTGGGTCTTCAATTGGCTGATGGACGCCGCTTCGGTCCTGACTGGTGCGGGCGCTGAGGCAACGGCCGCTGAGATCAAGGGAGTTCACAAGATGCGCGAAGAGATGCTGAACGCTGGCGTCGAGCGGAACCGGGAAGACGGTCCGACGAACGCTGAGCTGATCGAGGGTGGCTACCTTCCCGCCGACTACGGCCAGACGGTCGAGGACGACGCGGAGCCGGTCGCCCAGGACGTCGCCGACGCTGCCGCCGCTGAGGCTTTCGAGACTGCCCGTGCGCTGGGTCACGACCACTACACGGCAGCGGAGCGCGCGGAGGAAGCGCGGCGTAAGGCGAAGTCGCACAGCTCCGGTTACGACGGCGCGCTTAGCGGCTGGGCGTCGACCATGCTGGGCGCTGAAGCGGCTCTTCAGGACCGGATCGACCAGCGCGGCGGCAAGTGGGAGTTTGACGCGCTCTTCGACCTCGACGGCAACCTTGTTCCGGCGGTCGAGGTGAAGGGTTCCTTCGGCTGGTCGTGGCGTCTCCTGACGCCGGAAGGCCACACGGCGGGATGGTTCAACCCGTCGAAGGCGAAGGACGCCGACAAGCGCCGGAAGGCGGACGCCTCGAAGGGGTTCTATGTGGGGCGCGTGCTGGCAGCGGCGAAGGCGGAGTTGGCCGGGGGAGGAATCGGAAGCGTGATGCCGGTCGCGCGTCGGCTCGACGGCGGATTCAGCTTCGACGTCGAGGTTATAGACGACGGCGAGTAAGACACTCACGTGAGTACCTGTTAACGATCTTGCACGCTCAGTAAGCCCCGGTTCACATTTCGTGAGCCGGGGCTTTTGCGCTAAGCGGTCGGTCAGTTGTGGATATGCGTTCGCTGTGCAAAATAAACGTGAAGGCTCAACAACTGCCCCAGGACGATTGCCATGCACTCAGTTCCGTACTTCCTCGACCTGACCGTGTGGGTGCCGTCTGGCACGTTCAACGAATGGACGCCATGCCCAGCGATCGGCGAAGGCGTCGTCAGCTCCGAACTGATCACGTCGTGCGCTGAGTTGCCGTACGTGCTCCGCGCCCAGTCGAGCAACATTGCCCGCATGCTCAGCGCCCCAGGGCTTCGCGTGTACTCCGGGTTCCGCGTCCTGGGTCGGCGCTCCGGAACCGATCTACTGATTGCCGCCGTCGAGTGGCAGCGCTCGAAGGAGACGGGGGGACTAGTCGCCTACCCGGAGTGGTGGACGTCGTGTGAGTACGTCCACCCGCGCTTGTTGTGAGTGGAGTCACGGCGTTTGCACTTCGTTCCCAGGTTTGCAGTCTGCGAACATACATGTACGACACACCTACTGAGGCAGGACACATGCGCAACTCGACCTTCGCCGCTTCGCTGGTCGCTACGGCAGGGGCAGCGCTGGGGCTGGGCTTCGTCCTCGACGGCGAACGCGCCGACTCCCACGCGACGCCGAACCCGGCAGTCACGGTCACAGAGACGCCAGACGCCCCGGAGAGCGCCCAGGGCGACGCCGACGGCACCCAGGACCGGACGGACGCCGGTCAGTCCGTAGGCGGCACCGTAGGGGCTCCGAACGGCCACGCTGAGAGCGCACGGGCGCGAACCGTCGAGGCTGGCGACGCCGGACCGCTGAAGGATGCCCAGGGCGACGGAAAGGTTCTGGACGACATGGGGAAGGCAGTCATGCCCGGCGGAGTTGGCTTGCACATCAGTGACGACCTGTTGCCGTTCCCTGGGGAGTACGTCGAGCCGGAAGCCGACGACGTCGTGTCGGCACCCAACGTGATCACGGACCCGGACAAGCCATGGTTCGACCTTCCCGAAGAGCCGGTGACGGCGGACGTCGAGTCAGCGCCCATGTCGACGGCGTCGGTCGAGTCGTCCGGCCCGGTCCGGCAGACTGCCCCAGCTCCGCGCCCGTCGTTCAACTGGTTCACGCCCGTGTCGAAGGCGGAGCCGGTCGAGGCACCTAAGCCGCTGGCGTTCCTGACGCCCGTCAAGCTGGCGGAACCTGCCGCCGACTAGGTCGTGTCGCCGACTCCCTTACTGATCTTCGGAAGAGCAATTAACCGAAGGGGTTGGGGAGTTGGACACGAAGGCGATTGTGCGGACGCGCCGTGTGCTGGTCGGCGGACGCTGGTTCTTGATCCTGGGGCTTGTGTTTTACAGCCTCATGTCGACCACGCCCTTCGTACAGGCGCACAGCGCATGGGCAGGGTCCGGCTGGGTGCTGGGCTTGATCGTTGACGCGGCTTTCATCATGTCGCTCAGCGCGGAAGCGACGCTTGCGAAGTACGGCGTGCGGAACCTGGGGAAGTGGCCTGCCGCCTTCCGCTGGGTCACTGGTCTGTCGAGCGTGTTCCTGAACGTGTGGCTGAACGTGGCCGCACACGACTGGGTCGGCGTGGCTGTGCACTTGATCGCTCCGGCGCTGGTCATGTTGCTGGCCGAAGTCGGACCCGTCTACATGGCAGCGCTGGCCGACGTCGAGGCGAAGGCGCTGAAGGCCGCTGAGACGCCCCAGCCGGTCGAGGACGACCCGACGGAGCCGGAGCCGGAGAACGGGCCGGAGACGGTCGCCCAGGACGTGCCGGAGCCGGTCGAGCCGGAGACGGTCGAGGCGGAGCCGAAGCGGCTTAGCAACGCTGAGGCGAACAAGATCATTGCCGAAGGCTGGCGGCACAAGTTGAACCCGGTCGAGGTTGCCGCCGCTGCCGGTCGGCACCCTGCCACTGTCCGTAAGAAGTTCGCCCAGCTCGACGCCGAACTGAGCGTGTAAGCGCTCCGCACACGTGCCCCCGCTACTGGCCTTCGTGGTCGGTAGCGGGGGCATCTTGCGTTTCCGGCACGAAGGTGCCCCAGCCGACGGACGCGACCAGCCGCCCCTTACTGACAAGGTGTCTAACAGCCCTTGCCGCCGTCGAGCTGGCAACGCCGAATTCGGCACTCAGCGGGACGGCTCCGGGAAGGCGCATGCCGGGCGCATATTCGCCGGAATCAATCCGGCGTTCGATCTCCGCAGCAATCTGCGGCCATGCGGGTTTCGTTCGGTCGAGCTTCATAAACGATCACGCTAGGTCTGTTACCTAGGCGACGCATCCGCGCTAAGTTCGTTATCTCGCTATGTCGCATAGCGAGGTACAACGCACGACACAAAACGCGCCCCGGTTCGCTGTTGGGCAGCAATCCGGGGCGCTAGACACGAAGGGACGTGTCCTAGTGGCGAAGTGTATGGGCGGACGTTGCGTGTGCTGCCTTCGGCGAGTGAAGCAATTGTTCCCAGTCCCCTACCGGGTGACGGCGAAGGTCGTCGTGATCCGGCCGTATTGCGGCGGCTGTGCCCCGGCGAAGGCGAAGGGGGCAGCGTGAGCGGGTCGAGCGACGGCAAGCCGGTATTCCTCGACGTGCCCCTTCCGGAGCCGGAGCCGGTCAACGGATGCGCGGGTTGTGCCGGTTGGGCGGCAGCGCGAATCACGGCGCGGAAGGCGCACGACTACACGGCGGTATCCGACGCGAACGTGAGACTCCGGCGGCACCTGGCGCTTCGGCATGGGTAGGTACCGCCCAGCTCCGCGCCCGCACCGCAAGCCGGGTCCGAAGCCCAGGTTCGGAGCGAAGCGGTATTGCCCGCGCTGCATTGGGCACGCCGTCGTCACGTGTGACGCGTGCTGGGGCTTCAGCGACCAGCACAGCCCTTGCCAGCGGTGCGGCACGACTGGGCACCTTCCGTGCCCCGAATGCCGCGCTCCGGGTACCTGGGTCGAGGTCTTCGCCCCCTAAGCGTGTCCGTCGCCGACGCCGACCGGCACGGGCACTTCAGCGCCCCATTCCTTGCCCCCGAAGGAGTGGGGCGCTGGCCGTTTAGGGTGGCCGTATGAAGCTCATTTGGCAGGGCGAAGACATGCCCCCAGGCGAAGCCGCCGGAACCCCTGACGCCGTCCTCGAAGCGCTCACAGACGCCGTCCTAGCGGCCTACGCCGACCACACGCGGACGACCCGCGCGCACCTGATGTTGAACGTCGTCGCCCCGCTCCGCGAACGGCTCATCAGGTACGGCGTGCCGACGGTCGAGGCGGGCGGCGTATGGGCCAACCAGGAAGGGCCGGTAAGCGTCACGGCACGCGCCGACTGAGAGACGTTTCCGCAGGTCAACCCCGTTCCAGCCCAACAGTGTTAGTCTTTGCTCTTACCCAGTTGGGCGGGATAGCCTGCCCGGCATGAGCGTGAAGGTTGAAGGCATGGTCATTCTGGCAGGCGGCTACGACCGACAGTCGGCGGAACGGGAGAACAGTTCGACCGCTTCACCGGCCACCCAGCGCGCCGCGAACCGGGGGAAGGCTGAGGCGCTGGCGAAGGAGTACGCGCGCGACGGCGTCGAGGTGAAGTGGCTGGGTCACTTCAGCGAAGCGCCCGGCACGTCGGCATTCACGGGCGTCGACCGGCCGGAGTTCAACCGGATTTTGGACATGTGCCGGAACCGGGAAATGAACATGATCATTGTTCATTACATTTCGCGCCTCAGCCGCGAAGAGCCGCTGGACATTATTCCGGTCGTCACGGAATTGCTCCGGCTGGGCGTGACCATTGTCAGCGTGAACGAAGGCACATTCCGCCCCGGCGAAATGATGGACCTTATTCACCTGATCATGCGCCTTCAGGCTTCGCATGATGAGTCGAAGAACAAGAGCGTCGCCGTGTCGAACGCTAAGGAATTGGCGAAGCGGCTGGGCGGACACACGGGGTCGACGCCGTACGGATTCGACACGGTCGAGGAAATGGTTCCGAACCCGGAAGACGGCGGAAAGCTGGTTGCCATTCGCCGACTGGTGCCCAGCGCGCACACCTGGGAAGGCGCACACGGCAGCGAAGGGGCGGTAATCCGCTGGGCGTGGCAGGAGATCAAGACGCACCGCGATACGCCATTCAAGGGTGGCGGAGCCGGGTCGTTTCACCCTGGGTCGCTGAACGGGCTTTGTGAGCGGCTGTACCGCGACAAGGTGCCTACGCGCGGCACGCTGGTCGGTAAGAAGCGCGCCGGTTCCGATTGGGACCCCGGCGTTTTGAAGCGCGTACTCAGCGACCCGCGCATTGCCGGGTATCAAGCTGACATCGCATACAAGGTGCGCGCCGACGGTTCGCGGGGCGGCTTCAGCCATTACAAGATCAGGCGCGACCCGGTCACCATGGAGCCGCTGACCCTGCCCGGCTTCGAGCCGTACATTCCCCCGGCGGAATGGTGGGAACTTCAGGAGTGGCTTCAGGGTCGAGGACGCGGGAAGGGTCAGTACCGGGGGCAATCGCTCCTGTCGGCAATGGACGTCCTTTACTGCTACGGCTCCGGCCAGCTCGACCCGGAGACGGGTTACAGCAACGGGTCGACCATGGCGGGCAACGTCCGCGAAGGTGATCAAGCTCACAAGTCGTCGTACGCGTGCAAGTGCCCCCGCCGGGTTCATGACGGGTCGTCATGCTCGATCACGATGCACAACCTTGACCCGTACATCGTCGGCGCGATCTTCGCGCGCATCACGGCCTTCGACCCTGCCGACCCTGACGACCTCGAAGGCGACACGGCAGCGCTCATGTACGAAGCCGCACGGCGCTGGGGAGCGACGCACGAACGCCCGGAGTTGAAGGGTCAGCGCTCCGAACTGATGGCACAGCGCGCGGACGCCGTGAAGGCGCTCGAAGAGCTTTACGAAGACAAGCGGAACGGCGGCTACCGGTCCGCCATGGGACGGCGCGCGTTTCTCGAAGAGGAAGCCGCGCTGACGCTCCGCATGGAAGGGGCCGAAGAACGGCTTCGTCAGCTCGACGCCGCCGACTCCCCCGTGCTGCCGATCGGCGAATGGCTGGGCGACCGGGGCAGCGACCCGACGGGACCGGGTTCGTGGTGGGCGCTAGCGCCCCTTGAAGACCGTCGGGCGTTCGTCCGGCTCTTCGTGGACCGGATCGAGGTGATCAAGCTTCCGAAGGGCGTTCAGCGGCCCGGACGGGTTCCCCCGATCGCCGACCGTGTGCGTATCCACTGGGCGAAGCCGAAGGTCGAGGAAGAGACGGAGCCGGAGACGCTGAACGGGTTCACAGCGGCGGCGTGACGGCGGCACCAGCGCAACGGGAAGGGGCTTCGGCCCCTTTTCTCGTGCCCGGCGTCGGTTCGTTGCCCTAAGCAACTGTTCCTAGCGTCACGTCAGCGCCGGACCGGCAGGCTTCCCACCTGGGCAAAGAGACGTAGTGACGGAGTTACGTCACTTCTGAATTCCTATAAGACATCTCTATAAGCAATCCGGAAGTGACGCACCTTCGTCACAGCATCACTTCGAGGACTCCGCCCCGCTCCGCTGTACCCGCTGCCAGCCGTCGAGCCGCCCCAGCCCCAGGAAGGCCCCTCAGCGCCCGTCTGACGACTTCGCACGCCTTCCCGGTCCCCTGGGAACCCCTGGGCGCTCCCAGGCCCTTAGAACGGCCTTCAGGCGATTCGCCCCCGTGGCTTCGCCGTAGCTGACGCCGTGTCGCCGACTACCTTCATATAGGTATAGGGGTTTACGCGCCCCGCACTGAGCACCGTTCGGGTATGGCGGCTGAGCGCGGCCCCTTGCCGGTTGCTCCCCTGTTCTCTCCCAGGTCGAGTGACCGGCCTGCCTTCCTAGCTCAGTTGGCCAGAGCATCCGTTTCGTAATCGGAAGGTCGACGGTTCGAATCCGTCGGAAGGCTCTTAGGTGCCGAAAGTAGACCCTGACCGGTCGAGGATAGGCACCGTGGGCGAAAACCGGCCCTAGTAGCGCGCCTAGTCAGCGTTGGCGAATCGGCGGGCGAGTAACCCTAAATCTTCGAAGGGGGTGCCGCTGTGAGCGGCTATACCTGGGCATGGCTTGCATGGATTGCCGCTTTCGGCGTGGTCGAGGGAAGGGCACTCTTCAACAAGACGCCCGGAGACACGCTGAGCGAGCATGTGTGGAAATGGTTCGCCACTGAGGCGGGTTCCACTGGCAAGCCTTCGGGCTGGGTCCGTATGCGGCGTTTCACGCTGGCGGCTTTCCTGGCATGGCTGAGTCTGCACTTCCTTACGGGTGGCAGGTTCTAAGGCACTCACGTGAGTGCCTGCCCCTAGGGGGGTGCTCGACGTAGGGGGGTGTCCCCAGGAAGGGGGGTGCCCCATGCGTACCCGGTGCCTCGAATGTAGGGAGTGGGCCACCCATGCGGGCAGGTGTGCACAGCACCACGCCACGTACAACGCACAGCGCAGTATCAAGAGCCACGCTAAGCGGCGCGCTGCAATAGCACGTGGCAACAATGCTGCGGCCAAGCTGAGGCGCGCTGTACGTAAGGCCGTTGGTGGTGAGTGCGTCGTGTGCCTGGGTTGGTACCTGCCTAGTCAGGTTGATATCGACCACATAAAGCCGCTTGCCCTGGGTGGCGAAGACGTTGAAGACAACGTGCAGATCCTTTGCAAGCGGTGCCATAAGACGAAGACGGCAATGGACTTCGGCAAGCGTCCGTTCTGAGGGGCAGGGCCGGTCCGAAGTTCCCGACCTAGCGTCTCAGCGATCCCGGCCCCA